CGGATCTTACTTATGGTGCTTTATTCTGTGTTGGTGGTGCGGCGGCTGGTGTCGCCTCTGTCTTATATGCTGTTCGCATTTTTAGACGCACTACCAAAGTTGTTTCTGATTCTCTAAATCGCGTTGTTGAGGATCGAATTACCGCTGAAGTTGCTCCGATTGCTACTCGAGCTAATACTCTTCTTGGGAGAGCTGAACAACTTTTCGACACTTGGACCTCGCCTGGTTCTGTGTTGATAAAGGTTTATGATGCCACTATTCTCATGGCTGTTGTTGGTATCGTTTTCTCGATCCTACGCCGCATTTATGTTCGATTTACAAAGAAGAAAGATGATAAAGAGTCAGCTATTAGTGCTAGTCTCTACGTCCAAGCTATTGAGTTTGCTTGCTTGCTGTCCGTTATTCCTATAATGTATCAGGACGGTGGGCATGCTGCAATGAAGCTATGGTCTCTTTTACTTCGACTGTGTGGCATGCTGCGCACTGCTGTGTATGGCATGAGAGCTATGAATGGAATATTTGGCGCTAGTGCTGACAACATTGTTAATAATGTTTTGAAGCCTGGCACCGAAGATGTGGTTGCCCATGTTGGTCATCTCCAAGAAGCTACAAAGGTTTTCATGGCTGATCAAGCCGAGGAAGCCAAACAAGAACAATGTCGCCATTATCCTTCTAAAGCTGGTGACTGTCAAGGTGGCAATCGCTGCCGAAGAGCCCAAGGTCCTAGTTCCGACGAATTTAGTATGCGTCCGTGCGCAAAAAACGTCGCGTTGTATTGGGAGACCATGTTGGCTATAGGTGGTGTTGCTCCCCTGTGTTGCAAGTTAGCGAGAATGTTCTCCATCACTAGTATGTTCAAGAACACCTTTTGCATGTGCGTTTTATGTCATGATAAGCGTGTTGTTGAGTTGTCTCGTATGGAATGTTTGGCTTGTGAATCTACGTCTACATGTTCGACGTGTAATGCTGTTGCTCGACTGGCTATCTCAAAGTGGGATGATGAGGCTCGTGCCAGGAATAATTGCCCTGAAGGAACTGAGTTTAGTTTTATTCGAGAAGGTACTCTCGACTCTGGTGCCGGTCTTGGCGCCAAAGCTGAAGTTTCTAAGTGGCAATCTAAATTTAAACGAGTCTCTGATGGCTCAACCAATTCTAGTGCCATAATACTCCTGGCCTTCTTTCTGTTGTTGGTGTGTATTCCACTTGTTGTGGTTATTGCCAGAAGTTCGCGTACTTCTGAGCTGCATGCTAAGTCAACTGATTATAAGCGTTTTCGTCTCAAGAAGAAGAACGAAGGTGCTGGCGCTCGTGATAAGCGCAAGAAGAAGCGTGCTAGTCGAAAGATGTATGTTTATGAATACAATGGTGATTATATGCTCGGCTTCCTTGACGTTGACATGTTGTATGTCGATGGCAAACGTTGGAAGAAAATACGTGAGGCCGAGGATGGTGATGACGAAGAATTTGATTTTTTTGCTGGGGCCACCGATTGGGACCTCGCCGGGGAGGATTATGATCCGTATTTTATCCCCGATGATGGCGGAACGGCCACAGCTATTCGTAACATCCCAGAAGAGGAACCTGATGTCCCATTGGATCAAATTGACATTGGTATTGGTTGGGAATCGCGTGTTAAGTCACACGCCAAGAAAGAATGTTGCCACGTGCTGTCTTGTCCTCTCAAGATGACTGCTGATGCGAATTCTGTTTGTAATAAAGTCTGTGGAGGGCATCATTGCACTCATTGGCTTGAGTGCACACCTAAAGAGAGCGCCACTGCCGTAGTGGTACTTGCTCCTGTAGAGCCTGTAGCTCCGGTTATTTCATCTGGTGTTGTCCCTCCGCCTCCTGGTTTAGTTCTACCAGTTCAAGAGAAAGAACCTGCTAAGAAAAAACGCAAGCGGCGTAGTGCTTCCGCTAAGCGTACTCCTATTGAGGACCCTAAGGATGCCTACTTGCGTGGGCGTCTGGAAGGACTCGACTTGGCTATTCCCAAAAGTCGACGCGGCATCAAGCAACCACCTATTTCTCGTAAGTGTGGTAATTTTGCTGCGTTTGGTTGTGACGATCCTATGTGTTTGATGATGCATCTTCCCTGCTTTAATGCAGCTAAAGGAAAGTGTAAAAATGGATCTCGTTGCAAGTACACTCACTTCGCTCCGGGCGTTGTGTTTAATAAAGGAGTTACTGGTTGGGTTTCTTCTCGTAAAGAAGCTATGATTAATGGTAAGCGTTATAAGGTCAGTCCTGATCTTAAGAAGTATATTGGTTGGGCGGTTTGTCCCCTAACCTCCCTTGGTCACTCTATCGAGGGATTAAACTTTACCATAACTCATAATTCCCTACTGGTTAATGAGCACTTTTGTCACGCCGACATGGGTGTTGTTGGCTCTACTGAAATAGACTTTTATCAGTATAATCCTAATTCTGTTTCTGAGCCATTTAAGGTCACGTTGCGGCGGGATGCTGGTAAGCGAATTGCCAATGATTTGTTGAGTTTTCCTATCTCCAAATTCAAAAGCTTCGCTTCCGCTCCTACTGGCAAGGTTGGCAGTTGCATCTCTGGCGAGGGTGTCATCCTTCACGCGTACGATTCTTTTGATGATATGCGTTTTGGTAATATAAGTCATTCATTTGGTAAAGTGACTAAAATTGTGCCCTCGACTGCGCCTAGTGATTTCTCTAAGGAATCTACTGTGGTGCACTATACTGCTGACTCCGTCCCTGGAAACTGTGGCGGCATGCTATGCAATGAGTTTGGCCATGTGTTGGCGTTACATAATGGCACTGTTGTTGTGTCTAATTATGGTATTCAGCTCACCCCTGAAGTTTTGACCCGTATTGGCGCGCGGGATTTTTAATAACCCCCCTACACTCTAAGGATTTTGTTAATGACCATTTTTTCAAATATGGTTTTTTCAACTTTCTTAAGTCGTGGGGGGGATGTGGCATGTCTAGAGAGTTGCGCGAGCAGCCCGAGATTAAGTATATGACCTTTTTAGGCCGTATTCAGCGTGTCACTCCCTTTAATTGCCCTTTTAAATACAATTCTTCTTTTGCTGAATACCTCCAGACTGCACCTACTAAAGTTGTTCTGGACCACAAGCCCGTTGTTCGTACACACGCTTCGGGTTTTCGTGGATTGTTTAAGTATGATCGACCTAGCTACGTCGAATTGGATTCCGATTGCTGGAATGGCGCTTATTCTTGGCTATGCAACCATTTTTTCTCACATGTCAGTGGGTCCCGCGTGCTTTCGTGGGAGGTTGTAAAAGCCGAGTGTACTAAGACCGCGTCTGCTGGTCTGCCGTGGAATAAATTATATAAGAATAAAGGTGATATGATTGCACGCGAGCCGCTTAATTGCTTTGAGGATATGTATCAATCTCTTGATACTCCTCAGCCTTTGCCTGTTTTTTGGCAAAGTTCCCAGAAAGTCGAGCTACGCGATGTTGACCGTGTGGATGCAGGCAAGGTCCGCGTCTTTTGTGCTCCGCCAGCTGATTTTTCGCTATCATCTGCGCGGTTAGTTCTTGATTTTAACAACAAAATGAACAATGCACATTCTATTACATGGTCTAGTATCGGTATGTCCAAATACAATAGAGGTTGGCATGAGCTATACGGCCGCCTCGATCAGCATCCTAATGGCTTTGAGCTTGACGAGTCTTCTTATGATGCGTCGCTTTTTGTCAGAGCGCTTCGAGACGTTTGCAAATTTCGCTTTGAGTGCTTTGCTGATGTTGACAAAACGCCTTCTACTCTGCGCCGACTTACATCGGTGTATGACATTATCATCAATAGTGTTATTGTGGCTGAGTCAGGTGATGTCGTACGTAAGTACACTGGTATGCCCAGTGGATCCCCCACTACCGTTAATGACAAC